AGCATACCAATGTCTCGATTGAACCTTTTCGAGGTCATCTTTATCAATCTTAAACCGAACCGACTGACCTTTTGAAACAACAATTCCTTCAATATGGTCATCTACTTCTTCGTAGATAACGGGATTTGCAATACGGCGTCCTCCTTTCCCGCGCGTTTCACCTTCAATACCAGACATAGTTGTATGATTGGTATTGGTGGATATTGTGCTATCCATTTTACTTATCTATATATTGCCACGTTTAAATGTGTGTGGGTTCTTTACTCTAATTTGAGTAGGCAAGACCACACATCCCGCTCATAATCCGCAAAATGTTGTAGTTGATCGCGTAGACACGAACATCCCACGTCGCATCCGTGTCCTGGTTGACAGTGACCCCGCCGTCGAGGGACATGACAATCGTCGCCGTGTCAATGCGAGAGAAGTTGCACGTACCGGTGGGTTGGTGTTCTTCGGGTTTGAGGGCAAACGAGTACATGTAGATACCCGGTTGCGTGGTAGGGATTGCCGTAGAGGAAACCGTCGACGCAAGACCCGTGTGGTGCTGATAGAGCTGAACCTTGTTGTAGTAATCACCGAAGCGGCGCTCCATGCGATCCTGTCCGTTGAACTGGAGATACTGTTCATAGACGGCAGATGTGTCGTACGTGAACGGTTGGAGGCGCGTTCCTGCAACCGCCTTCGCCGCCGTGCAACTCGTGTATGAGTGGGGTTGGACGACCCAAACAAGTTCCTTGACAGGGTGGTTAAACGTCAAATCAAGGCGCGTGTTCGCAGACGAGATCTCCTGGTCCTCGTTGAACTGCGACTGTTCGATGAGGTACTCGTGGGACTGCTGCGCAAAACGACGACGCTCTTCGACGTCGAGGTAGATGTAATCAATGTAGATCGCAGCAGAGTTAGGCGCAGGGATGAGACCCGCGTTGTTGAAGTTGCCTGCAATCATCTTGGCGTCGTTCCACTGGATGTTGATCTTGACTTCGTGGTACTGGAGCGCAATGAGCGGAAGCGCAAGACCCGGAGTACGTGTGAAGAAGAAAAAGAGAGGGATGTAGAGCGTGTTGGGTTTGCCAGGGCGACCAGAGGTCGCGTTGCACCCTTCGACATTGTCGAGCGTGGTCGCACCTGCTGCCTTCTGCTTCGCGACCATGTTCCAGAGTTTCGTGCTCGTGGAGAGGTCAGACGTGAGCGAATCCCAAAGATACATGAACTCAGAGTACTGGCGATCGATGATCTGACCACCGATGTCCAGTTCCGCATATTCAAGAAGATTGTACCCGAGACGCCCCTGGTCGTTGTTCCAGGAGAAAGGATTGCCATCCGTCCCGTAGTACGGAAGCTGGATTTCAATATATGTCTTGTAGAGGAGATCTGCATGGCGATTGATAATAACCGACTGTTTGGAACCCCACGACGCCTGACCATTGAAGTTTACACGGAATGCTTCCATTGCAAAATTCGTGTGGCGCTTGTAGAGAATCTTCCAAACAGTGATTTGGGGGTTTCCAGTCAAATAGGCATCCTGGGCGCCGACGGCAACGAGTTGGAGAAGACCACCGGGCATCTTGTTTATATGTATCAAATACTGAATTTTTTACCGACGGCGCGAATGACGACGCGTCTTCTTTGCCGTCCGGCGGCGGCGTCCTCCAGGCGGTGTGGGGTTCTCTCCTTCCATCTCTTCCTTAACGTCTACATCGGCAGGAGGGGACATCGCAGGTTCATCATCCGCACCACCACGGCGGTGGTGCTTCCACGACTTCTTCGCCACCTTGATGACCTGCTTGAGACCCTTACCCTTCGCATATGTGCCTTTCGACTTCATATGGCGCATCGTTTTCTTAACATGAGCAATCCACGCGTTCGCCATTTTTATATTTAGATGACAATACTTTTATCTCCTGTCTTGGGATTCGTATCATAGATCGGAGATGTGTGTGCCATAGGTTGAAATGAAACATCTGGACTCGGGAGTTTCGGTTTCTTGTACTTCTTTGGTTTATAACGCAATGTCTCAGGTTTGACGACTATACTCGATGTTTGGAATTCTCCAATATACATCTCCATCATGTCATCCACAGACCCGTAATTCATAAGATTCCATTGGCATCCATACGCAAAAAGAACAGTAGGATTGTTGTTCTTCAAATCAGGAGAAGGATCTGGAACGACCATCGTGATATGACGACGATTGTAGTCGATCAATTCTTCGTGGTCGTACGGTTGAGATGCCTGCATATACGAAAGACGACGCAAATGAGATGTTGACCAAGACAAATTGACCATTTCATCCATTTCAGTTCCCTTGATGTTTCCTCCCGATACGAGGATGAGTTTGCCCATTAGGTTGCAAACCGGTTCGACCGCGAGGTTTTTGCGATGGTAACTGTACTCGGGTCCGAGAATATACTTCCCTACGGTTGTCTTCAAGATTTCAGCAGATGCATTGAGTATCTTTGCATCTTCAGTCTGGAAGACAAGACTCAATACAAAGGGATCAGATGCAACTGTGGTTTCTTGCTTGTTAAATGCAGTATTCGCAATCGCAACGCAACACGATTCTAAAGAAACTGTATTCTTTGCATAGTTGAATCCTAGTTCATTTTGAAGACTGACTACTGGTTTTCCATTGTCTGCGTATACATTCAACTCTATCAGACGTGCACCTGCTTTTACGACAAGTGGAATAACAGAATCAGAAATGTAATCATATGTGTAGGTGCTGGGAAACACAGAATACGCAGAGGATGCAATGTAATAATCACAGAGGCGCGTATCATCTCCGGTGGGACATCCGAGGGGTGCGAGTTTTTCTACATCAGAATACACGCCAAAGGATGCCTTTGCTCGACTCATCGTAACAGTACTGGTTCCTGCAAGGTATGTATATATGATGTATCCCAAAAATGCAATCGCAATTGCTCCAAGAATATACATCCATGGAATGCCACTCGGTTGAGGAGAAGGTGTCTCCATTGTTCTTATTTACCAGTCCGAAAAAGCAGACGCCGAAATGTATTTATGACTTGGTCAGGAATCCGTTCGTCCATGGGAAGTTCTGTGAGACATGCATAATGAAAATACAAACAGTACATGCCACATTCCGAATCTGCATATTGGTGGCGAGTTGAGTTATAGGTTAGTTTTGTGGGTTTATTGATCTGGTCCTTCCATCTCTTCATAAGGACACGAATCTCCTTTTCAGGTGCCTTTGAATAGGAATCAAAATAGGTAATCCGTGCTTCGGAAAGTTCAGGTCGAACATCGCAAAACAATGCAACCCAATGTTCACCGGGACCTGTATGAATGTCCGTATTGAATACGATGCCAATCTGTGTTTTGCCTTTTTCAATGAGACTGTTAATGTCAAGAGAGCACAATGTATTGACCAAACATTTTCCAGACTCCGATTTCAGATCGAAATCAATAGGAATGCATCCTAAGAACTGATACTGCGGAAACAGTCTCATGTACTGTTTTTCAACCTTGTCAATGTCTATGGAAGACAACCATTCTTCAGGATTTACATTCCATGAATCGGGCGCTTTTGGGCGCCGTAACAAATGCGCAACAATACATTCTCCTCTGCCAGACTTACACTTTTCATGAAATCGAGACTGGAGTGTTTCCCATACACGGGGTCCAGCAGGAATAGGTTGTTCATGTGGATGATCTTCGTTATATGCTTTGCGGAATTGTTCAACATCTGTCGGATCAAACATGCTTATGTTTAAAATGGATTTTTTCACTATGATACAAGACACATAACCGTCTAAAATGGCGTGTTACTGTGGGTATCTCGAACCTGCACCTCGTCATCATACCGATACTCTGTGCGACGAATGCGAGCACCGCAAGGCACTTGCAAAGCAAAAGTACGACAAGATGATGAAGGACGTTGTTGAAATCCAACTCTCACTTCCTGACGGACACCCCGACCGCATCTTCAGTGACGAAGACATTCGTGCAACTGACACTGTCTTTGGTGACAAGAACGGTAAGAATCGTGATCTCCTTCAAGAGATTCGTAAACGTCTGGAATGAAAAACGGATTTTTTTCGTATAGAAATGCCAGTCTGTAAGGAAGCATACAGATACGCTGTGTAGAACTCAATTCTACACATACGGAATGTATGACAAATTCGGCCGTCAGACCCTCAAAGTTTGACAATAGAGGTTCGGTAGGTGTATGTTTGAGGACATAGACAGATGCGAATCATAGTACAATGCGAAAGGTAGGTGCATTGTACCAGTAGTGATACTGCGATCACCAAGGATGGAACAGATTTGCTGTTCGAAGTTGTCATGCGAAGGAGGAGCATGCAAACAGCGACTACACTGCGAGTAGTCTGGGAATGTTTAAAACTAGGAACATTCAGGTTCAATATTGGGGAGGGATATTGGAAAGTGTAAATTATATTCTTGGCCGGATATAGTGTATGCGCAAAAACGGGTTGCAACCTATTTTTGCTTGTGAAAAATGGAACCTTTTTCATGTGAGTCGTGAATGAATAAACAAAATGGACGAGACCACTGAACTTCGCAAGCACCTTCGTGAATATCGTGATGCAGATGACAAACTCCGTGCACTGAATGAACAGGTTTCTGCTCTTCGTGAAACACGCAGAGAAAAGGAGGGACTCATTACAGAACTTCTTGCGCGTCCGAAGTTTGCTACATTCGACAAACTCAAACTTGAAGACGATGGATCTACGATTCAAATTCAGCGTCCGTCGCAGTGGAATAAACCTTGGACCCTTTCCAAGGCATCGCTCTACGCGTATCTTCGCCAATACTTTCAGTCTACTCCTGGTCCAGATGCAGATTCCTGTTATTCGTTCATCGAAACACAGCAAAAGCGTCAACTTGTAGCGACGGAATTTTCTCTCACTCGTCACATTGCAAAAGATGTATGGAATAAGTAATGGCGTCAAATCTTCTAGGAAGTGTTGCGAAAAGTACTGGATCTTTTTTAGTTGGACAAGTGAAGGGTCAAATGGTTCAGATGATTGAATCGTATGAACCTACGTTAGAAGCAGGACTCCGTGCCCAGTTGGTTAAATTGCGAACGTCGAACCCTGCAGAGGCAGCAATCTTCGTCCAGAACTGGAAGAAACTTGACCGTGCAGTTGTAGAATCTCTTTCTAAACCTGTTACTGCAGGGAAACGGACAAAGAAACATTCACGCAAGCGCCGTTCATAAAGAAAGAATGACAACAGAATATACACCTTATAATCCACGCAATCGTGTGTTTACCCGAACGGATATTCACACGATTCTGCGCAAGCACAAATGTGGTCATGAGGTTTGTAAAACACTTCCTTTTCAAACTGCGATGGTACATTCGAGTTACGTACGTCGAGAGGAATACAAGAGTCAGACAGGAGAACTTATTGAACTCGCACCCTGCCCTCCTAGCATGATGGATCTGTTTGATGAAACCTACGAACGTCTGGAACATCTAGGAGATTCAGTTCTCGGTTCATGTGTTGCAACATATCTCTACATTCGATTTCCAAATTCTCAAGAAGGATTTCTTACGAATCTTCGTAAGGAAATCGTTTGCAATGCTACACTTGGTCTTCTTGCACAGAAGATTGGTCTTTCAAAGTTTTACGTGATTTCGAGATACAATGATGAAAACATGAATGGGCGCGAAAATGTCAATAAACTTGGTGATATTCTAGAGGCATTCATTGGTGCACTGTGGGTAGATTCATGTATGAACTTTCAGTGTGTGTATTCATTTGTATGCGCACTTGTTGAAACATATATTGATATCCCGCGTCTTCTGCTTCATGAGACGAACTTTAAAGACCGTCTCCAGAAACATTGTCAGATGAAACTGCGGTATACACCTACATATGTCATTCTATCATCATCTACAAATCATTACACGAGTGCAGTTGTAGACAAACAAGGTGGGCATATTGGTATTGGGAGTGGACAAACAAAGAAACAGAGCGAACAAAATGCAGCAAAGAATGCTCTCGAGATCTTTGGTATTCCTATTTAAAACTGAACGGTCATCCTGGTCTTGGGGATTCGACGAGTGAGAAGTTCACGTTGCGTTCCGCCAACACTCATATCCTCTGCTCCTTCCGGAATTCCTTCAATGCTGCGAAGTGCTTCTGCAACACGAGACGGTTGGTCTGCAAAATGAAGAAGAAGTTGTGTGCGAATCATATCACGTCGAAGAGGAGGACGTGATGTACGGACAGAGCGAGAAATCGTACCGAGACCATTTCCTTCGAGTGAAAAATTATCAACTTGGTTGTCTCGCATGAATCCGAGAATAGATTCAGAGAGTGCATTTTTTGTCTGACGAATTTCGCGTTGGCGGGTTTGAATAGTGCGCGACTCGTCATCGAGTTCTACCCATTTGCGGAGTGCTTCTTTAACTTGTTCCGTAGAGTCCGCCATTTAGGTTTCTTTCCGAGCTTCTTTGAAAATCTTTTTCCTGCGATCGGTTTGTAATCCGCAAGTGCAGCAGCAAGTTCTTTCTCTCCTTCCGCGTTCGCTCCAGTCTCTTTTCCTTCCGCTTTCACTCCAGTCTCTTTTCCTTCCGCTTTTGCCACGGATTGTTCTTCTACCGGAGGAGCAAGTGGATCTGGAATTGTTGCCTCTAGAGTATCTGCAACCCCATCACCGAGTACCTTTCGTGTGTTTTCAATCAATCGTTCACGTTTCTGAGAGGTCTTTGTCAAGAAACGTTCGCCTGACATTGCAGCATTGTATAGAGATTGCCCTACAATTGGAACAAGACCAAAGGATGCAATAAATGCTTGCCCGAAATGACGACGAGAAATATGAATCGCAACAAGCAGGACAATAAACACAGAGGATACCATCCACCCCAAAATCGCACCCACTGGGCCCGCTTCCGGCAACGGCAACAGTCCTATAATAATGGGCGCCATGCTCTGAATTGCAGCTGCCGTCGTCTTCAACCCTGCCTCTGTAGCATCGAGTGCAACACCCAAAAGAACTCCAAATTCTTCGTTCTCTTCCATGCCTTTCAGAATAAACATGTAAGGTGTAATTTCGTCTGTAATATCCGTGATGAATGCAGGTGTCCATTCGCGCACAAAATAGACCCATCGCATGACAAGATTGTCTAGGACCTCTACATCCTCTGCATGCGGAGCACCTCCTTCTTGGGGGGTATGCAACAGTTTGTACACTTGCTTTGCCTGTTCCGGAGTAAATGCATGTTCCTTGTGGGTTGAGTCCAAAAATACAGAGTTGTAAATATCATCGGGCGATGCAAATGTCCGAGAAACGAGATATTGATACAACTCCCAAAGTTTTGCAGTGTGAAGTGCAAGGTCTACATCCTTTGTCTGATTTTTTAAGTATTTGTACACTGCCTTTTCCTTTTTGCCCTGCAGAGCATCATCAAACGCCCATGCACCCATTATTCACACCGTAGAAAATAGCAGAAAGATATAATGGATGACGAACGGGAAGGAATTCACTGGAATGACCAACTTGAGCGCCTTATATCCAATGAGGGTGAACGGGCACTCTGTTATTTTTGGTTGCATAATCATGCACAGAAACACTATGCTCGATTAGATACATGTATAGCTCTTCCTGTCATTGTATTGTCAACTCTCGCGGGAACGGGGTCGATTGCATCTGAATCATTGTTCAAAGGATCTCCTGTTGCAAGTGTTGGAATTGGTGCCATTAGTTTGGGTGTTGGAATTTTAAACACAATCTCCAGTTACTTTGGATGGGCAAAACGTTCTGAAGGTCATAAAATTGCTGCAATGACATATTCAAAAATGTACAAATTTATTGTCATTGAACTCGCACTTCCCCGCAAAGAAAGAATGGCAGCAGCAGATATGTTGAAGGTTATACGTGAACAAACTGAACGTCTTTCTGAAACATCTCCTCAAGTTCCAGATGATACTATTAAAGCATTCAACGTGCGGTTTGAACATTCGACACCCGATATTTCGAAACCTGAAATTACAAACGGGTTAGATCCTATCATTGTATATGGGGAAATACATCCTGAAAAAACAGTGTCTTCTCCCAAACCAACTCCTAAAGTGCAAAAATATACAGGGCCTCCTCCTGAAGACATAAAGATAACTATCCAGCACGATGCAAGTGGTATTCCCCAGCGAACTGCAGTTGTCTAAAACTTCCACTGCTTGTCGCACTCTAGACACGTTACAAATGTAGTCATGGGTTCGTCTGCAGAACGCGTCTGCATCTGGTAATATGTACATTTCGACTTCTTCTTGCAACGAGAACAGAAGAGGAAGATACTTGCATGTGTATCATTATTGTACATGTTTCGTTCCATTTCAATAATCGTCTCCATAGTCGATTTCCATTTTGCCGGCCACATATCTACTTCATTCATTTCTGCATATGTTTTCGGTTCTACGAACCCATCATTTAGTTTTTCCGCCCATCCTCGTTTGAAATGTTCGTATAGCACAATCGCACGATTCCTGTATGCATTCCAAAACACACGATTGTTCCAATCAACTGAGATTGTATTTTGTAGACATTGATGTGCAATGTGTCGAAGCATTGCATCTTCAAGTGTCTGCGCAAGTTCAGAACTCAGGTACTCTTGAAAATTTTCCATGACTTTCTCTCGAATGGTACATTCAACGAAGATGTTTTTTGCCTTTGCATGCACGGGAACAACTACGATAGGTTGACGTACTTCCTCTTCTTCGTCATCTTCTATTTCTACCTCCACTTCTGCATCCTCGTCATCGACAACAAGTGGAATATCGTCCTCTTCATCTTCATCTCCTACAAATGACCATTCTGTGTACAGCGTTTCATATTCGTCTGCTTTCAGATTGATATATGAACTTACTGCATGTTCGTAATCGTCTTGATCTTCGTTTTCGGTAGCAAGAACGATGATCGGTCCAACATACGTATCTTCGTCAAATGGAGGAGGAAGAAGGTGTACATTTGCATCTTCTTCGTCATCTGAAATCCGTGCAAAGATAGATAACCACCGAGTCTGCTGAATAGGATCCTGAAGTTTTCCCTGAAACTGAATTCCAGAATGTTTGTATTTCTTTCGAATCCAGTCAAGAACATCTGTTGTTTTTGTAGGAATAGTCAGTTCCGTGACATTGCCATTTTGAGCAATTACAGTTCCGACCACCATTCTATGTTACACACTTTTCTCTTCGGATATGAAAGTTCCATTTTGAGAAAACGGATATTATTCATTGCAATACCATACAATATAACAAACACGCAAACATGTCGTACGTTCCCCCTCACCTTCGCAACAAGAAGACGGAACCTGTCCAGAAGGAGGTTGTCCTTCGACAGGAAGATTTCCCCGCACTTGGCGGAGGAGGTCCTACTGCTCGAGAGACTTCTTCTCTGGCAAATGGTTCTTTCGCCGAACAGGCACTTCGTTGGAAGGAGAAACGGGAACATGATGAATATGAGCAGCGTGTAAAGAAGGAAATGGATTCTATGCGGGCAGAGAAGAAGAAACGCGAACTGTTCGAGGAACAGCTCATGCGTCAGAGTCTTCCTCACTATCGTCAGCGTGAACAGACTTCTCGAGTCGTACCTGTCGAGTATTATCGCGCACCTTCCAATGAATGGGAGGTTGTAGGAGATAAGGAACAGCAGAAGCATCTCAAGTACCTTGATCGCAAGGAACGTGAGAGACTTGCAAAACTTAACAAGGAGGAACTCTCTGAAGAGTCTGGGTCATCTCAGAATGATGAGGAAATTTGGCCCGCAGAGGATGCGTATTAAATTACACAGGAACTTCATTTTTTCGTACAAAGAAAGAGCGTATCCATTCGCCTATTTGTTGTCCTTTTTTAGGCAACCAATAGATACTTCCGTCTTTTCTAAAGAATCCAAAATAAATACCAAACACTGCTGCGATAACACAGAGTGAAATTCCTATGATTCCTGCAATCCCATATTCTACAGCATAGTATGACGCCGCCTTTTGTGCCTTTCCATATAACGTTGTGGGATTCTTTGCTTCTTCTGCATCTTCAATCTTCTTTTTGGAATCCGAGCTTTTCAAATCAACTTTTTGGACTGCTACTGGTCTCGCAGATTTCTTTCCCGACGGACGACACCGAATATACGTTTTGTTGTCGTGCGGAATAGGTCCTCCTGTAAGATTTTTAGAATCATTGAAAAAGATTTCACGATCTCCGAGAGGTTTTACTGGACGAGATCCTGCAGGAACCATCTTCACAAGAAATGCAAAATCAGACGGATCCATGTTGATCATTTGAGAAAAGACGATCCATTTGCAAGATGCACATTGGGGTGTGACCATCGATCCTTCGTAGAAAAAATAAGAAGACGAAGAAGGGACCATAGATGCAATTGTCCAGTCATTCAATGCAACTGCAACAGATTCAGAATCCGAGTCTGCGTAAGGAACGAATTCATGAAAGAACTTCCAAGAAGGAGAATGTGATGCATGAACGCGGAAAAGTGCAGATACACACAGAAGTTCTCCTGTAGCATTCTGACATACCGCAATAACCTCTCCGTCTGCCTGAACACCCTCTACCGTATGATGACTCGGATGATTGACAACAACTGCAATACAATTGTATCCATCGCCATTCAGCTTACACGATCCCAAATATCCACGAGGATGAGAGAGAATCAATCCTTCACTTCCATTCTGTACAATTCCTTCTGTTGCAAGACCATCGTCAAACACCAAATCACATGTCAGGTGGCATTCCTTTGCATTCGATTGTGAGAGATTGATTGGACTTTGGTTTGCAGATGAACAAGCACCACTCCACGTGGATTCTTGGGCGAACACGCTCATTTGTAGTCTTTCTCAGATTGTATTTCCTTTCGAATAGACAAAGAAATGGTAGAAATATCTACTGGCGGAACAATTGCAATAGGCCTTTTTGCAGGACTCGGTATTCTCGCTACACTTTTCTTTCTATGGGCCAAAGGTTCAGACAGTGGTCTTGGATATGCGATTATGGGAGGAATACGAGGATTTTTCTTTGCAATTGCCAACTTTATTCCTTTGGGGTTTATGTTGTTCGGTGTAATTGTAGACATTATTAATCAGGAATTCCGAAACACAATTGCAACAATTCTTGGAATGATTGCAGTCGTTCTGAACAATCTTGTGAGTCGCATGCTTACTGTCGGCAGTGTTCCTATGGCAGGCGGTGCAGTTCCAGACCAGGTTTGGTGTACCATTCCGGGTCTGAATGCGTTGGAGTCTAGAGCATTCCCTATGACGATTACCTCTACATGGGCAATCATGATGTATTACATAACATTTGCGGCAGCAAAGCGCCCTGCATCCCAAAATATTTCTTTGGGGGTTGGACTTGGAGGATTGTCTCTCATCCAAATCTTGACGTTCATGTTTGTTGGATGCAAGGACTACTTCATTCCTGTCGGAGGATCCTACTTTTTCAATGTACTTGGCGCAATTGTGCTTGGAACAGCAATTGGCACGGGTGCCTACGGGGTAGTTAACAATTATTATCCCGCATATTCTCCTATGGGGTTTGTTACATCTCCTACTACGGGAGATGGTCTTCTTGGAAAAACTGCCCCAAATCCTATGGCAGGTACATCATCCAAAACGGGCGGTTCGTGTTCTCCTGTAGAAGGAGGAGAAGAAGATGCAATGGTATGTGAAGCATATAAAAATGGTCAACTTGTTACAGATAGTCTAACGTGAGGCATTGCGCAGAATCCGATAATATCCTGCTGCCGTTGTGCCACTGTGCTTTTCAATCATTCCTGACTTACCAACTGCAACAATCGTTGGAACTACATGAACATCAAACTTCTTGCAATACTCCTGCGGATCATTTTGAATGTTTACAGATATCCAGGTAAGAGTGTCAAATTCTTCCTTGAGATCTGCAATGACCGGTTTGATCGCATTGCAAGGGGGGCATGTGGGAGACCAGAAATGATAGACACTCATTCTTCTTTTACAACTGTAGGTCCTTCTTTGACTAAATGAGTTTTGGCAACAAGTCGAACAAGTGTCGTTTTACTCAACCTTTGTTTCTCGATGTCGTATCCATTTTTATGGATGGTTTTCTGAAATGCAGCAAAGAGTGCTGTTTTAAGTGCAGTAGGATCAAGTTTGTCGAGATTCTTTTTGCACCACTCTACAATCACTTTGTCTTCTACTGGAGGACCCATCATTGCAAGAGGAAGGTCTTCAAATGGACCTTTGGTTGTAGAAATAACCTTTGTTTCCCGCGGAGATGTAGGTTCATCTCGAAGAACTGCAACTGCCATTTCATCTGCCTTCTGGTTGTTCAAACTGAGTTCATCTTGTTTGCCAGTATGTGCCCGAACATACGAAATGATATACTGTTTGAATCGAGGAAGAGACATCGATGTTTCTTCAATGAGTTCCCGATGGCAGACTGGTTTTCCTTCCGAGTTTTTCCAGTCGTTCTTTAACCAACCAGGTAACCATGTAGTAAGACAATTCTTGGAATACGTAGAATCCGTATAGATATGCAGAGTTACATCTGTAGGATCTCCACACTTCTCAAGTGCAATTTTTACTGCACCATTGATTGCACGAAGTTCTGCACGTTGATTAGTTTGCGGTTCAGATTCAGGTACACGGAATGCACATGACCACTCAGGGTGATCAGGAAACCACATAGAATAGGATGCATGTGAATTTGCCTTTCCATTGTTTTTACATGCGCCGTCAGTGAAGACACGCACCTCCATCCTTATATTCTGGTGCATGTATTCTTATTGGCATTCGTTTTACGATACACCGACTCTGAATTGCTCCCTGAATCGGGGTAGGATCTTCTACATGAAACCAAACTCTCGATCGAAACGACCGTTGTTCAAGTTGACGGCGCAACATTTGTTGGCATGCAAACGTCAAGCAATCTGCATGCCATACAAGAAGAACTCGTATTTTTGGAATTGTCTTCCGTGTAATCCAACTATCAAACCAGGGTGTAAAGGTGTCTACCGAATACATCGTGGCAGCATCAATTTCTTCAAATTCACAAACATTTGCATACCGCCCCTTATACTCATTCCAAAACTCGGCAGTTGCAATATCATTCAAGGGTTCGAACAAAAAATAATGAGGTGGAGGATAACTCATTCCTTATCCGTAGTTCCAACAATACGTTTAATAGGGATACCGGCATCAACAATGTAAAGACTGTTTTCCGTCATGACGATATATGCGTTCTCACATTTAAAAACGTTCTGAATGCTTGACGTGTATTCTGTGCTTGATTTTGCAAGATACTTCGTCCCATCCTGAACTCCGATACAACATTTCTTCTCAACACTATCGCGATAGTAGTCGAGATAAATGGGACAGTCTTCGTCAACTGAAATCTGTGCAGCACGAAGAAGGACGTTGCCAGAGGGAAGCGCCATTTGTGTCTACAAGGGGTTGTGTTTTCAGTTTACTGAACGCATTTGAGAGTATCTTCGAGTTTGAACCGAGAACGCATCGTAATGCATGGAACACTTGTCCGTGTAACCTTAAGAAGCGAACCAATTTTCGTAGAGAGAAGACCGCGCAGTTCGACTGCGGTAGGAGGGAGAAGTTTCGCAGTCTCATACAGAAAGTCTGCAAACTGTGTTACATTCTCCTCTGACTGCTGTGTTTTCTCTCCCTGTGCAGTCGTCTCAAGATCAACGAGAACAGACCCAATTGCAGAATGGAGTGATTCTGCAGGAACGAGTTCGCGAACATAGAGATGTGTGAGGAATCGAGCAAATCCACGCCGCTTGTCCTTCTGCTTTGCCCATGCAATTACCTTTTCGCTGTACTCTGCATCGTCTGTTGTCGGATACAGAATCGTCGTGTTCATATCGTATACAGTGGGGAACATCTTGACGTGTGCATCAAGATCGTCTGCGATTGCAGGGAATTCCTTTGTAAGTTGAACTGCCATATCTGCCATAACTTGCGCATAGAAACTCTGTGAAATTGCCTTGTCAAAGAGAAGCGTTGTAATACGAAGACGAAACTGTTCATCGCGAGTCCTGAGAACCTCAATTGCTTGGGTTGAAAGGAGACCGACTGTAGCAGATGCTACTTTGTTAAAGATTTCAAATACTCTGTCATAATCTGCATCTTCAACCTCTCGAATACGCCGAACGAAATCGACAAGTACCTTTTCACGCCAGTTGCTGTTCGCTTCAGGGCGACGATTACGAGGGCGTGCAGGTGCACGATTAGGGCGATATGCTGCAGGAACTAGACGGAGTTTTCCAATTGCATCCCGAATAAAATCGGGAAGTTCGAGTTTTTCCGTAAAACGGGACGCGTACACGAATGCTGCTGTAACTGCCTCCATGTTGTTTGTTGAGATTCCCTTTGATAGTCAAAAACGAATTCGTTTTCCGGAAAGCTCTTTTCTAGTATACACAGTACAAATGGGGTCAGTCAGTGAAACCACGAAGTTCCAGAATACCTGGATTTTGTGGTACCACGATCCCGAAGTTACTGACTACTCTCTCGATGGATATGTAAAGATTGCAGTCATTCAGACTCCTCAACAGTTTTGGAGCGTAGTGGATACAATTCCGAAAGTTGCATGGGAATGCGGAATGTTCTTCTTTATGAAGCAAGGGCATCGTCCGCAGTGGGAGGCACCTGAAAATGAAAATGGCGGAGCATGGTCTAAAAAGATCGATGCTTCTCAGACACACACAACCTTTATTGATCTAATGGTTCACTGTATTTCAGGGGAACTTATGATGAAACATGGTGAAACACTTACTGGAATTACTCTTTCTCCGAAAGGTCAGTTCCACATTGTGAAAATTTGGAACAATTCAACGTCTATTTCTGACAGAGGATTTCTCAATCCAAAACTTGCATATTTCAAACTCACAGATGATGTCACGTACACTGCGCACAAAGCACGTCCCAAGTAAACTGTTGCAATAACAAATGGAACTGTTTCATGAAGCGAAACAGGTTCTAGAAGATGAATTGGAGAAATTCCGTTCTTTTTTACTTGAACATATTGCAGTCTATGAATATCCTCCTGCAAATATAGATCCTATTCGTGTATATGCGCGAGAGATTCAATCTAAACTTGCACAGGATATGGGGAAGTCATTCGAAGAACTTGTGAAATCTACACTTCTTCGAAACTGGAAGACAATCTGTTATGCAGACAACTACATTGACACTGGAAGAACGCTTGAAGAACAACGAGAACTTATTGGTAAAATTATTCATTCCATTGAGACTACAGGAAAGGTTTCTCATTTGCCGACTGGAATGACAAACATTGTAAACACAGAATTTTTAGATTCCGAATATCGAACATCTGTATTGCTTGAAGAACTGCGTGCAGAATATCGATTGACGGATCCGACTATTGATTGGGTGAATGCATGTCTTGAACGTGTACGTGTCGTTTACTATTCTGTACTTACAATTGTGAAACCAGATGCTGTCCGTCGTATCGCAGAAAAACTGTATTCTATTGTATACGATCGCGAACTCGGACCGATTGAAAATGTTTTTACAAAGGAAGAAGTTGCATGTTTATATGATGAAGCAGTCAAACATGGAGCAATTCCATCAAAGGAGTTAACTCAACGTGATGCAATTTATGCACTTGCGATTGGGTCAGTTATTATTTCGATTACGGATGATTTCATGGATGTGGAAGAAGATTCAGAAAATGAAAAACTCACCGGAATTACATGCTCTATGAAAGAAGGATATCCTCCTAATGCATTGGAGAGTACAGCAATTGAGTATCTGTCTTCTTTTACTACAGATATTCCACAGATACGCGACATCCAGAAATGGTTTCGCGAATTGGTCATTCTTGCATATCAGGATTCTCAAAAATGCATTGAAGCATGCCGGGAGATAAGTCCATATCTTTTTACTTTTCTTTTTCAAAGGAAATGACGGACGAGAAACAAGTTGTCATAACACCGCGTGGATTCTTCAATGATGGGTGGGATTCCTTTTGGCGATTGATTGCAGGAATCTTTGCGTCTGTGTTTCCTTCTATTCTCGTTCCAGTTTGTTTAGGAGTTCAAGTCTTCTCTCCTGATGACAGTCGTATTGCAGGAGACATACGTGAATTTCTCGTTGGGTATGTAGTTGGAACGGTTTTGTATTCATTTGTTCGTGTCAGTATCATGCTTACGTAGAGCATCCCATGAGACACATCTTGATTTCACCGAGATTTGCAACAACATAGCGAATCATGAGGAACCACCCATTCTTCATATGAACTTCGAGATTGTTGCAGAGATTCGTACATTTAGTGAAAAGAACAAGGTGAGGAATCGAAAAGGTTCCACTTACAATTTCATCCGTACTCTTCTTCTGGATGTTGAAATCTGCTTCTGTATCTCCCATAATGGTTGTACGGGATGCAAAGTGACCCTTGCATGCAAACGTAAGCGTGTTGCCAACATTCGTAATGTCGACTGTCTTTGCAGAGAGAAGTGTCATATCGCGACAGATCTTCTGGAAATCAAGAGACGGCATCGTGATACGAGTGGAGAACTCCGTCTCCGGAAGAGTGAGATCGGGTTCGTCGCGATCAAGAAGATTGAGTTTGTAGCGGTGAACCTGTTTCTTCTCACCATTCTCCATGAGAATCCCGAGACTGTTTGCATCATCTGCATCAATGTAGAACGTCAATGTATCATCGTTCGTTGCCGTACGAACGATTCGGTAGAGGTGATCTGTGTTGACACCAATAATGAGTTTCCCTGCAGTGTGATTGTAGGAGAATTTCTCGAACTTTTCAGCATGAAGACGAAGATGGACAAGAACCGTACGCGTATTGTCCATTGCAATCATCCGAATACCATCCTTGTCAAAAAGAAGACTCATTTCGACAAGGATAGATCGAAGCGCCTCAATAAGAGTGCGCACAGCGCCAGTTTGGACAGTCTTGGCCTCTACAATCATCCCCATTTTTGTTGACTTACTGTGCATGCGTTTAAATTCACTCAGCACCACCGTGGAGTTTGCGCATACGAGAATGGCGTTTCGTGGAAACGATACGTCCGTACTTGTTCTTCATGAGATCGGACTTGTGAAGACCACCCTTCGTCTTTTCCGCAGTTCCGTTGAAAACTTGACGACGAGATCCAACTTTGCGTGTCTTATGGTCGGGCATTTGTTGATGAGGTGGGAAAGTTTATCGGTTGCGCTTATTGCGATATTTGAGCAGAACCTTATTGAATGCAGTACGATTCGCTTCTTCGTCGGCGACCCAATCTGCAACAAGGAGTTCAATATCTTCACGAAATCCGGAAGTAGTTCCGTGAACTGCAACGTATGCTTCAACACACTTTGTAATCTGTCCAACTTTCAGATACGCAAAGAGTTCGTTAGGATTGATGCGGGTTTTATCTTGCGAAGACAGCGAATCAACACGTAACGCATATTTAATGATATTGCGCAGTGTGATATCTGTGATACAATCCATTGTTTCAAGTTCTCTTAGTTTTTCAACATAAAGTGAATTACGTTCGTCTTCCACACATAGTTGAATGTATTCAGAAATTTTACCCTTCCGATAATATTCTGCAATCTTCTTCGGACGAACGTAACTTTTCTTTAGATGTGTAAACTCGCATTGAGGGGGTGTCTGTTTTTCACAATGTGCAACGATTGCCTTTGCATGCTCAGTGAACTTCTCAACAGATAATTCTTGTTTCATTCTGTTACACACTTCACAACACGGTACAATATTGCCATGTGTATACCCATACAGACTATCGAGTCTATCTATGCCAATTACTTCACATTCATTGTAGTATCCGCAATATCTGCATGGAGAATTTACAATACGTTCAAACGTTTCAATTGTAATATCGAAAACTAAATTTCTAAGAGTAGCGCCTCTCCTGTATGCAGCATAGTGTGATTGAATGTTTTCCTTTCGTTCTGCTGCATAGTTTCTCTCTCGTGCGCGTTTACTTTCAAATTCCTTTAGTTTTTGATAACATGATTTGCATCGCTGTATCGTAGTTCGCATACCTTCTAGAACAGTTTCTAATTCACATCCACATCCCAGACATAGTCCATTCTCTCGTTTCTCCACATGTTCTTGCCGTTCAGACTCACGGATCTTGTCTAGACATTCTTCGCATTTCACTTTTCCATCTAGAGTGTAATTTCTGCATTTGCGTTTGGCATCATCGCAAATTCGGCGACCTTCTGATGTTGCCTTGTCTACAAGAATTTGAATTGCGTGTTTTCCGCAATATCCTTCCGGTGTTGATGCACTATTCGGACATTGGTTTCCGCGGTTGATTCCTTGAGACACAGTTGACTTGCATCTATTTTCAATCGTCTCCTTTGAAACGATACATGCATCGCAATACTTTCGGTCAAGAGAAATCATTTCAACGCACCGATGTGTCCCGCATTTATGTAGACCGTCTTTTTCTCCACTTTCAAGTTTATGTTGCGTTTGATGTTTTCCACAATACCCATTCTCTGTAGAAGGTCTCCAACAACGCGTTCCTTTTGAAGCGCCTTGTTGGATGGTTGCTTTGCACGTTTGTTCCATGCTGTTTTGTGATGTAATTTGCTCTACATCTACACCATCCATTTTTATGTATTAGTATACAACTACGTGTAAATGATTATTATGTTTAACCATAAATGAGTAGTAAACCCTCTCAAAATGATTAGTTGCTGTACGCAAGTCCTCCCATGCCAGACATGATACGGAGAACGTTGTAGTTGAGCGCGTAGACGCGGACCTGCGCCGTGTTCGACCCGATGACCGTGTTGAGCGAGACCGTGAGCTGGAGCGTCGCCTTGTCGATACGGGAGAAGTTGCACGTGCCGGACGGTTGGTGCTCCTCGGGCTTGAGCGCGAAGGAGTAGACGTTGATACCCGTGGACGGCGTGCGCGTGTGGTGCTGGAAGGGTTGGACCTTGTCGAAGTAAGACCCTTCACGCTCAGAGAAGCGGTCCTGGCCGTTGAGCTGGAGCTTCGCGACCTCAACAGGGTTCTTGCCTTCGCACTTGACGCCAGACGCGAGGATGACCTTCGCGAGGAGGTAGTTGACGCCAGAGTCGAACGCCTCATCCTGACCCGCCGTGCCGGACGCAGACGCGAGGACTGAGTCGTTGACGTTGAGACCGAGGAACGCCGCGTTGGGGATCGCCGTCGCCGCCGCAGACGTGGCCGCCGCACCCGTCGCGTAGATCGCAGGCTGCGCAGGGGCAGTC